TCAGGATGCTTCAACAGGTAGTCAGCAACCCCCTTCGGAATTGCTGACCCTTGCTGTTGTTTTCTTTGCGTTGTTCCTTTTGCCATAGTGTGAAGAATTATGCGTTGTAAGCAACGACTTCTTCACCCCAGGAAAAGTTTACCCCAGCTTTGAAGGCCATCTTCATAAATTCCATTTCAGAATTAGCAGCGACCTTCCCCGTCTTGACAGCATTGAAGTCTTCTCGGAATTTAATCGCAAAATGAAGGTTGCTATCCATGCCAGCGTTAGCAACAAGGGCAATCATCTTGTCTTTCGGAACCCCAGCAGAAGGAACAATTTCTTTGCCCCTGAACAGACGAGGCGGTTCTTGCCAGTCTTCGGTTCCCTTGTTGGACTTCAGGCGCTGGGCCGTTCCGTAGTGATACCAGTCAGACAGGTTGACGAAAATCTTCCAATCAGGGTGCATCTTCGCAGCATCAGGGGCCGCATCAAATACCCTTCCCAGTTCGGTGACAATGTTTGTCTGATCCAAAGTAACAGGGGTTGCAACGTCAATGACGTTTGCATTGTTGGCAGCAACCTTGAAAATACCGTCAAAGTATTCAAGGGGGTCTGATGAAAGCGCTGTATCACCTTGAAAAAGAATCTTTTCCAAATGTTCGGAATGAACCCGAAGAAATTCCTGCATGATAGAAAGCTGAACTGAAGCAGGCAGTTCCTGAAAGACGAAGCCAGCGCCTGAAGGCTGAAAAGGTCGCCAATGGGAAGCGAAGCTTTCAGGATCATATTCAGCGTAAAGCATATAACCCCCAGTGACAATTTGATTTTCACTGAAAGTTAGGGTTCCTGAATCCCCAGGAACGGGCGAAGGCTTGTAAGGCTGAATGATATCAGTTGCCTTGATTCGCGGAATTGAAATCTTTGAATTTACACCGCTATGAATCCTGATGTGACCATTTTCAACCGTAGGGTTGCCAGTGGTCAACAGCATTACAATCTGCTCTAAAAATTCGCCCCCGTAATTTGAAGTGACTGTTGCAGCCATAGTTTCAATTTTTGGTTAGAAGGTTGATAAAAAATATTGATCAAAAAGGGGGTGAATTATCCCTTTCTTTTTGCTTTGGCTTTTGCCAGAATCTGATTCATTTTGTCATTGACAGAAGTGTATTCAGGTTCTGGGGCTTTCTTGACAGTGTTGAACTGATTGCCGTTGCTTTGCACGTTCTGACCTGGGGCCTGAAATGCAGAAGAAACGTACTGACGGCCCTGGGCTTTTGCCTGACCCTGAACAACTTCAAGCAGCATCATCATCGAAAGCTGAAGTTCTTCCTGACCTTTCGTCAGCGCCTGAATGCTTGCTGCATTTTGGTCGATTCGGGCTGAAGCTTCAGGGGTCTTCTTTTCCATGCCTGAAATTTTGCCCCCCTGAATGTCAAGGATAAGCCCAGACTGAGTTTCAAAGCGCCCGTCTTCAAGGGGTGAACCCTCAACAGTTACAGGGTCGCCAATTGCAGGGTCTTCGCCTGCTGACTGGATTTGTGCCGTCTTCCCGTTGACAAGGTTCAGCGCCAAAGCTTCAGGCTTTGAACTGATTCCCATTTTGTCTTTGAAAGTGGCGAAGAAATTGGGTTTCATAGTTTTTGAATAATTATTTACTATTTCAACGAATCGCAATACATCGGAAACAAAGCCCAGGTTCAGCGCGTCTTCAGCCGAAAGAATGACAGGTTCATTCATCATCAGAGCAATTTCATCAAATGAAAGACCCGTCTGGGCCTGATAGATTTGATTCATTTCAGCCTGTTTCCTTTCAATGTCAGCAGCATATTCCCGAAGCTGATCAGCGTCACCTGAAGCCTGACTGATAAAAGGATTATGAATGAAGAAGTCTGTCATTTCATAAAGTCGCCTTCTGTCAGGATCGCAAGCTTCAAGGATCAAGGTTGAAATTGAGCCGACAAAGCCTGACCCGATACCCTCAACAGGCAACCCAGTCTGTCTTTTGTAGTTCTTAATTTCGCCCCTGATCGCTACGCCCTGGGAATAAGAGCCCCCAGGCGTGTCAACAAGATTGATCAATAAACCTTCGTATTCTTCGGTATGCTGGGCCGCAAACTGAATCTGGGGAATGATAGCTTCAGCAGTTGCTTGAACCCCTATTTCCCCGAATATATTGACAGTGTAAAACATATTAGCTGACAATTTAGGAATCTTTGCGCCTGGGCAATTACAGCCTTTTCTGTAATTAATTACTGTAATATTTGTTTAATTACTTTCTTTGACCATCGAAACAAAGAAGAAGACAAAATGACCCCATGATTGCCCAGGGAAGAACCCGTTCTATTTAACATAATGTTAATTATGGCAACAAAAGAAGAAACGCCTGGGGCCTTCCAGTTTACCCCTATCCTGATCAAGCCTGAACCCGAATTTGAAAGGGTTCAGTTTCATATTTTTTTAACTAAAAAACCATCAAGCAAAATGCAATCAAAAGCAATCAACCCCGAAAAAATGATAATGGTTTCAGAAGACTTCGAAAGGCTTGTGATAGTATTTGAAGGGACTGCTGAAGAATTTTACAAGCTTCTTGCAGCAGCCCAAATTCCGAACCCGTTTACAAAGTCCCCGAACAAGCGCTTCTTCGTCTTTGGCTATAATGCTTTTGAAGATAACAAAGGGGGCTTTCATGATAAGAAGGGCGAATTCGATACCCAGACCGAAGCAGAACTTTTTGCTTGCTGCCTTGATTGTGATGTTATAGAAATCTATGACAGAATTGCTGGGGTTGAAGTTGGCTGTTTCTCCGATCCTGAAAATACTGGGCTGAATGATCCCCTTGAAGAACGAATGAAGCTGAAGCCCTTATTCATGCAAAGACTAGCAACAGAATCAATCTAACCGTCAAGCAAAATGAAAGCAGATAATCAAAAAGCAATTGATCAGTTTATTCAAGACATCAGGAACGCTGTTGCCAAGTATGAAAAAGCTGTTGTCCGTTCTGAGGCCCCAGGCATAAGCGCTGAAGGGATGATTGAAAGAAAGGGGGGCTGGGTAACAATGAAAGACTTCTATCTTCTCGCAGACCCTGAAGGGGAAGATTTGAAGGTTCAAGTAATTCCTGACTGGGCTGTTCCTGCTCAATATGAAGCAATACAGGTCAAAGATTTGAAAGGGTCAGCAACAGTTCTGATTCCTGGGAAGTTTAACAATGAAGCAAGAAAGGTCTTCATTGTTGATACAGTTACCCAGGCCCCGAAGATTGCCTTTAATTTCTTTGATCATGCTGAAGACTGGGTAATTCTCGGAAAGGAAGACTGGGTTCTTGTAGCTTGCTGACAGCAAAAAGCCCAGGTCTTTCAACCTGGGCTTCTGTCAATCTTACTTTCTACTTAATCACTGGAAAGAACAGTTTATTTGCAATCTTCCTGCTGAAGCCTTCTGTCAATGAAATCTTTTAGCAGTAAAAGTTCTTCTTTTTTGAATGTCACCTGACCCGTTATAAAACGACCCCTGTCTGATGATATACGATGAAATTCAAATGAAATTCCAGAATTGACAGCCCCGTATATTTCAAGCGCTGAATCTGGTGAATCAATTTTTCTATTATAGTATTGTTCAGTGTAAATAACTGAATTCCCCGATTTATACCCAGGTAAACAAGAATCTTTTCTTTCGTGCGGTCTGATGACAGAATAAGAGCCTGGGCGCTGTTCAAAAGGTCGCTTAATTGCTGAAGTTGTCTTTTTCATAATGCTTTTCTTTTTATTTGTTTGAACTGGCTGCAATGTAATTACTTTTTAATTAATACGCAAGCTTTCAGTCAATTTTCTTTTCAAAGAATTGCTTTGCTTCATAGATAGAAGCGATTGATTGAAGACAGTATTTGTCGGCTGCAAGCTGGGCTGCTGTTGTTCGGGGTTGACCCTGATCAATGAAATCAAGATAGGCTTTGTAATAATTGTATTTCATTGCAACGGTCAAAGGAATTAGCCCTGCTTTCAGCATCAGCGTGAAGTCTGGGCTGTTCATTTGCTTCTGTATAAGTTCATAAGCTGTCATATCGTGGCATCGTCTTGAACTGAAACGAATCTTTCTGTTGAATCAACAATTTCTTCAACTGATACAACAGGGGAAGGCATAGCGGCAAGCGCTTCTGTCAATTTATCAAAATTCGTTCCTGAAGCCTGGGGCGCAATAGGAACCTGAGAAACAGAAGCAAGCCCTGTTGTTCCTCCACTACCAAAAGGAACAACCCCAGGCGAAGAAATTGCAGCAGAAGCAGTCCTGATCCTTTCCAGCGTTTTAATTGTTTCCTGGGCTTCTGGGGCTTCCCTGACGAAAGCAGGGATGACATAAGACCCAGCCCCAGGCAAGGGCGCAATTACAGGGGAATCAACAGCGCCTTCAGGAAAGACTGAAGCTGTTCTGATAGATTCAATCAAGGGCCCTGCATCATCGTCAGCCCTTGTCAGGGAATCGAGAACAAAGGGCTGACTTTCGGCCCTGTTTTGTCCCCCAGGGGATAACGCAGAGCTAACGGTCAGCCCTTGAAGCCTGGGCTGTTCTCTAAATTTCGCACGTTCAACGGCTGACTGATCCCTTGAAGCAAAGGATTCAAAAAGCATTTCTGTCAGCCTTGAATCTTTGACGGCTGCAATTTCCCTTGATATTGTTTCGATTGATTCTGAAGCGATTTCAAGCGACTGAAGGCGCTGTTCTTGTGACTGGTAAGATATACTGCTGATATTGCTTTTGACTTGCTGAAGCGATTCCTGAAGGCCCTGAACGACCGAAGCCCGAACCCTGTCAGAATCTTTGACTGAAGTCTGCTGAAGCAGGCGCTGTTCAACCTGAAGAAGCCTTTGAAAAACAGCCTGGGTTGAAGTGTCCTGAATAGAAGCAGGGACTGAAGACTTGACTGGGGAAGTGAAGCCCCCAGTTTCAAAAGCGCTGATTTTACGCCTTCTGATTTCTTCCAGTTCAGCAACAGCAGCAGCCCCTTCAGGGGTCTGCAATACCCTTGCAGGAACAACATATTCAGGGCCCCTTTCCCCTATCAGCCCCAAGGTAGGACTATTGACAGAACCCCCGTCAGCAAATGTCTTCTTCTGGGCAACGGTCTTGCCTTCGAAAGTCAGCCTTCCCCCAGTGACAATTTCGCCCTTCCCGTTTACAAATAATCTTTTCCCGTTTTCAGGATCAGTAAAGCTTCCATCTTCAAAGCCTGCAACTTCAGCCAGAAGTTGCCCTGCCTGAACTGTGTAGGCTGCAATCGTAGCGACCTGATAAGCAGCCCCAGCAATAGGATTCTTAGTTGAAATCTTTGCCCCTGCTGTGATTGCGTCAGATATTTGTCTTCTTAGGTTTATTCCTATTTCAGCAGCAGCAGCAAGCTTCTGAATTGCGATTGCTGCCTTTCCTGCTGCTGACTGTTCCCCGAAAGCTTCAATGATTCCCTGGGTTGAATTCTGAACAGCCCGAAGCCCCAACAGGGTCAGACGGGCCCGTTCTTCTTCAAGCCTTTTTGCTGCTTCAATTCGGGCTGCATCAGCAGCAGCTTCTTCGTCTTTGGCTGCTTGCCTCAAAGCAATAATTTCAAGTTCAACCTGAAGCGCTTCTTCTGATCCTTCCTGAAAGTCAGAAAGCTGAAGTTCCAGCGCCTGAATTTTAGTCTGACGAATTTGTTCTTCAAGTTCCTGGGTTCGTTGAATCCTTTCTTCAGCCGTTGCTTCTTCGTCAAGCTGAACTTCAGCCTTCTGCTTTTCCAGAAACAGCGCCTGCTGTTCAAGCTTCTTCTGAATATATTCTTTGTCAACTGCAAGGCGTTGATTGTTTTCTTCTGTCAATGCCTGCAAGTCAATTGTAATTGAAGATATTTCTGACAGGGCCTGACTGTCAACCTTGTCAACAGATATTGTCTTGACTGGATTTTTGACCCGTTCAATTCGGGCTTCCAGGCTTTCAATTTGCTTCTGAATATTGCTGAAGGCTGCTGTTCCTATTTCAGTATTTTGAAGCCTTGCCTGAAGCCCCGAAAGCGTTTCTTCAAGGCTTGCAAGTGTCACCTTCTCAAAGCCAGCCCCGAAAGCTGTTGCCATTGATTGCCCTGATTTGTTGTATTGATCTTCTGCTTCAGATACTTCTTCTTTGCTCAAAGTGACAAGGGCAACCTTGTTCCTTTTTACAGTGTTCTGATATGCCTTTTGCCAGCGTTCAGCAATTTCCTTTCCTGCTGCTTCAGAAGCAGCCCTTCTTTCAGCAGCCCCTTCTTTGATGATATCAGGAATCCTGCTGAATTCCCCCTTCAATACAGCCCCTACAACCTGACCGATATTTTTGAAGATGTTGAAGAAGTTTGAAGCAACAGTTTTCAGGGTCGTAAAGACCGTCTTCCCTATTGCCCCCAGCGCTTCGAAAGCGCCCCTGATTAGTGTGCTTTCATTGTATAAGTCAATGAAAAAATTGATCAGGCTGACAACATTCTTAATAATAAATTCAAGCCCGTCAGCAACAAATTCAAGCGCCCCAGCTTTCAGGCTTTTGAAAGTCTCGCTGCTTCCTTCAAATAGGGTCAGAAATTGCTTGTTTATTCTTTCAGTTGCGTCAGCAATCCGAAGGTTTGAATCTGCTGCTTCCCCAGCATTTGCAACAACTTCGTCAAGGTTCAGATTAATGTTCTGAAGGCTTTGCAGATACTGAAGCCCAGCGTCTTCGCCTGGGCCCCCGAAGACATCAGCAATCGCTGTTCCTACTTCAGCAGACAAAGGGGGCAATTCATTCAGCTTCCCTGATACCTTCTGAATGACATCAAAAGCAGAAAGGGTTCCTTCTTCAAGGCCCTTCTGAATTTCATCTGATGACAAGCCAATTCCTTCAAGGGCTTCCTGGGTCGCTGGGGTGAATTCCCGAATCCGAACAAGCCCTTCCTTTATAGCGTCAACGCCCTTGTCAGAAAATACGCCTGTCTGGGGCTGCTGACTGATCAGGGCAATTGCTTCATTTGCTGAAAGCCCTGCTTCCCTTAATTGGGCAGGGTATTCTTTAACAACAGACAGGAATTCGCCCCCTGCATCAGCCCCAGCAGCAAAGCCCTTCCTGATCAGTTCTGCTGCTTCCTGCTGGCTTGAAAGGTCAGCCCCTTCAAATTGCCTGAACAGGGAATTTGTTGCTTCAGCAAGTTCTGTTGCTTCCTGATTGAAGACTGAAGCTGTTGCAGTCGTTGTTGCTGTCAGGTCAACCAGGTCTTCACCTGATTCCCCTGAAAACTGTTTTATCTTTGCCCTTGTCTGATCAAGTTCAAGACCGTAATTCGCAACAGCAGCAGTTGCAGCAGCAATTCCAGCGATTCCAGCAACAGCAATGCCAGCAGGCCCCAGGGCCTTCAGTTGCTTGAAGGTATTCTTCAGGTTGTCAACCGCAGCCCCTACCCTTCCAATAGGCCCAGGCATTTCGCCAAAAGCTTGAACAATAGATTCCTTGTAATTCCCGACATTTCGCCCGAAGACTTGAATCTGTTCTTCTTGAAGCTTGATTTCGTCAGTCAGGTCATTGATTCGGGCAACAAGAAGATCAAAGTCTTCCTGACTTCCATCAATGCCAATTCTGAAATTTGCCCACTCTTTTTTTAGCCTTGACAGTTCAACCCTTTGCTGACCGATTGACCCAGGAACAGCCTGAAGTTCTTTTTCTGTCAGGTTGATTTCTTTTCTGACTGCCTTCAAGTTTGAATCTGTCTGCTGAAGTTCTTCAGCATATTTATTTGCAGAAATCCTTGCTTCATTCTGCTGATCTGACAATTGTGCAATCTGGGCTGTCAACAGACCGATCTGTTCTGTATTACCCCCTTCAGCCTGACGAAGTTCTTTGACTTCCTGCTGAAGCTTGTTCTTTGATTTGATTGATTCCTGTTCAGCCTTCAGCGCTGCCTGAAGGTTCTGACGGGATGCTTTCCTGGCAAGGGTCAGCTTTTCCCTTGTCTGGGTAAGTTCTTGAAGACTCTTTTGAGTTTTGGCAAGCTGAACAGCAGCAGCGCTTGCATCAACTTGAATCTGAAATATTAATTTTTCGTCAGCCATTTTATCAAATCTTTGTCAGTATTACCCTTGTAAATTCGTTTGCCCTGTATTGCTTAACCTGTTTAATTACCCAGTTTTCACCCTGCAAATGAATAGGAATTATTTCGGCTGAAGTCTTCTGATATTGTTCAATGATCCAAGCAATATCTGTTGCAGATAAAGTCAGAAAGACTTCAACTTCAACAAAGTCTTCAAGGGCTGAAAGTAGTTCTTTCCAGTATCTGTTTTGAAGATCAGAAGCCCAGGCAAGGCCCCCGTTTGCACTTCCAACAAGCGAAAAGTTTGCAACCTGGGGGGTCATCAGGGGCCCAGTTGCGCCCCCTGAATCTGCATCAGTCAAGGTAACATTGAAGCCCGAATCAAAAGGGTCTAAAATTAATAGCCTGGGTTCAAGTTCCTGGGGCTTGTCATCGTCATCGAATTTGTCAAGGTAAGCACAAACTTTTGACTTGCCTGCATTGCCGTTGACAAGGCGCTGATCAGAAGCAGCAAAGACATTCTTCAAGATATCCCCTGACTTGTCAAGGGCCTGATTTGAAAGGCTGAAGGCCCCGTTTCCTAGCCCTGGGGTCACTGTCTTATCTTCTATCCATTCGGCCCGATTTTCTTGAAAGAAGCCCTGGGGCTTTGTCTTCTTTGAAATGTACCAAAAGGATTGCCCAGGCTTTCGGATTAGTTTTGAATCCCAGTTGACAGCCTGACCCTTTCGCTGGGCAATTTCCCGAAAAGGTTTGAAAGTCCATTTTTTAGAAATCGGATCAGTTACAAAGTATGAAGCAGTCAAGGTTGATATCGTTCGGATCAGGTCTGCTTGTTTTATGTCAGGAAGCTGTTCTGCAACTTCAACCCAGCCCCCAGGTACAATTTCAGCATCAACTGACTGAGTATAAAAAGACCCGTCTGCAATTGTAGCTGAAACAGTTACTTCATCCCCCAGCGCCAAAGATTCAATATCTGTCAGGAACATTAGCGTCAGAAGGTCAGCCTGGGCAAGCGAAACTTCTGCTTCAATATTATAGGTTGTTAGGGGAAGGGAATTGTCAACCCCGATCTGAATTGAAGCAAGGACTGTTGTAAAGTTCTTGACAAGTGCAATTGAATAGGTTGCAATCGGGGGGTCTGCTGGGGGATTATCGACAAGGGAATGGCTGAAGGCGCTGACCCGAAAAGAGCCAAAGACCCGAAGGGTTGAAGCATTCGGTTCGCTGAAGTCGCCCCCTGAAAAATTAGGGTTGCCAGTGGCTTCTTCGTCAATGGTTATCTTTTGAAATAGCTGGGGCGTTTCAAGGCTTCCTGACAAGTTTTCATAATTGACAGCAACAGCCGTTGTTCCTGATGCTGACCCTTCAAAGCTATGATCTGAAACGAAGACTGGGCCGTTCTTGAATTCCTGATTTGTGAAGGGCACAATCAGGCCCTGAAAGAAGGAAGTCAGCCAAGTCAGATTGAAGATATCAACAAAATAATTCTGATCTTTCAGGATCAGGGAAATTAAGTCAAAGACATACCAGGAAGGGAACAAATATTGATAATTCCATTTACCGTCAGGAACAGGATTTTTCTTGTAATTTATCAAGGCATAAAGGGGCGCATTATCCCCCAGGGCTGAACCTGAAAGGTCTTCAACTTCATCCATTGTCCAGAAGTGATTTGAAGCAGGAAGGTCATTGATATCTGACAGCTTCAGGGTCTGCATTGCCTTGAACAATTCTGCTTCCCCAGAAAAGACCGTTGCTTCAATTTCGTTCTTGATATCTTCAATCCTGAGAACCCCGAAAGGAACAATCTGAAAGCCCTGTATTTCATAGCTGCAAGGGATAAGCCTATAACAAGGGCGACCTTCAGAATCAACAGCTTCAGGGAAGCCCAGGTTCTGAAGGTTCTGGGGCGTTGCAGGAATCTTCAACTTGCTTGAATAGCCTGACTTTTGAACTGTTATGTCAGACAGGTCAATTCCGTTGATTGTGTACCCAGCAGGTTTTTTCGGGTCAAGAAATATTTCTTTGCCCTCTACAAATAATTTATCAATCATAGAAAGGGTTTCGAAGGTCTTTCAATAGTTACAGAAAAGTCAGCAAGGGGGTGAAATTGATTTATTTCAGAATCAACAGCCCGAACAATTACTTCAGTATATCTGAGCCCGTTTGCCTGACTGCTGTCTTTTGTTATCTCCCAGACTTTCGGGGAATCAAGAAGGTAATTCAAAGCCCTGACTTCTTGCTGTTCAAGGCCCTTTGATGATAGGTTTACTACTTGCAAGTGTGAAGACTGGGTTCTTGCATACAAGTCAGCAGCGCTTGAATAATCGTCAATCGCTTTCTTGAAGACTTTCCCCCCTGAACTTTCTGGGGTCAGAACAATTTCCTTCTCAAATACCCAGACAGAAAAGCCCCCTTTGCTGTTGACCCAGCGAAGGCAGACAGGATTGCAAGAATCAGGAATGACTGAATAATTGACTTGTATTTCTTGAACGATCATAATTGAATTCTAATTAAGGAACGAACCCTGTATAAAAGACAGTTACATTCTTTGAGTTAAGCGAAGCAACAGCAGCAGCAACAGCAGGAATTGACAGGTTCGGGGCGCTGTTTGTCCCGTCAATGATAATGCTTCTTGAAGTAAATGACCCCGTAAAGATTCGATCAAAGTCCATTATAAAAGCATTGACTTCGGTCTGACTTAACCCGTTGTCTGCAAGGTTAATGCTTGCGCTGTTGATGTTGCCCAGGTTGGGAAATGCCGTTGCAAAATTGGTATAAGATAGGCTGTTTCCTGACAGGTCAAAACTGGAAATAGGATTGCTGCAATTGATGGGAAGAACAAGGCCCGAAGAAGTCAGGGCGCAATCAGACAAGTTGATTGTCCCTGAAACATTTGAAAGCCCCGAAATATCAACAGCAGCAAGCCCAGGATTTGACGAAAGATTTACAAGTGTGACAGCAGCCGAAGTTGCTGGGGCCGTGAATGATGTTATAACATTATCCTGAAGCTGAAAGCTGACACAATTGACAAGCGCCAAAGCAATGAACTTGCCTGAGATCTTGTCATTCTGAAAGTCAATTCCTGTAATGACTGAAGGATCAAGATTTGATATTTCAACAGACTGGCTTGTTCCGTCAAGCCCGTTGCCTGAAGTTGATATTGAGTTTGACCCCAGGATTGAAGACAGGTCTTGAAATAGCCAGTTTGCAGTTCCTGAAGAAGTTGATATTGACGGGTCAAAGGTTCCGTCTGTTCCTGGGTTTATGATCGTCAGGAAGCTGAAGGTTGCTGTTCCTTCGATGGAAACAAGGATATATTCTGACCCTGATTGAAGGCCCCCAGGCAGCAGGGGAATCTTGATAGGTTCTGTCAGGTCAGGAACGCTGATTGCATCAGTCGAAGCGTTCAGTTGCGTTCCGTTGTTGTCGTATTCGTCAGCACTTATAAACAGGTTGTCAACAATGCCGTTCGGAAAATACATGAATGACAAGGAGAAAGGCCAGCCTTCGAATTTACGGGGCCTTTCAAAGTCTGTCAGGAACAGACCCTGTTCAACTGTTGTTGACCCAGGAAAGGCCAATTCAGCCCCCAGGTTAGAACCGAACTGTCTGCCTGGGGCAACAGCCGCAAGAATAGAAAAATAATCGTTAGCGTCAATTCTTGACGGGGTTGACGTTGTTGCAAGCTTTGTTTCCCCAGCTTTGAAATAGAAAGGGACTGCAATCTTCAGGTCATTTGCTGGGGTAAGAAAATCAAAGTCTTCAGTCAGGTCAAGGCTTCGGACAAAGGGCGAAGCATCGAAGCGAATGATCCCAGAAGAATCAGCGCTTCTTGATTCAGCAGCAATCTTTGAATCATCCCTGACAGAATAATATTCAATATTAGCTTCATAATTGTAATATACTTCAACAAGGTTGATAAACTGGCTGACAGGGGTCATTGAAACAAAGGGCAAGTCAATGACAATGACAGTATAACTTGTTACAGTTACAGAAGTAATTGAAGCAGTTCCTTCAACAGTCGTTGCATTGTCTGTTGCCTTAAAATATACCTGATCATTCAGCGAGAAAAGACTTGTGTCAGTTGTTGCAATCCTGACTTCAATGCTTCCCCCGTTGTCAGCGTAGTTCGTTGTTTGAAAGTCTTGCCTTTGTAGCTTGAATATCATCGGGGCAAGCCCTGAATTATGCCTGCTGACTGAAGTGCCTGCAAGGAATTCTGACGGGGTTTCAACTAATTGCAGCATTTCTGAAGCGTTTTATTATATCTGAACGAAGATCAAGCAAAGCCCTTTCTTTAACCTGGGGCTTGAACTGCTTGATTGATTCCTGAATTGATTGTTCTATTCCTACCTTTTGCGCCTGACCCTTGAACAGCAGCGTTCCTTCTTCATGAATCTTCCTGCTGATAATGTAAGCAAGCGAGTCTTTTGTTATGTCAATCGGCTGAATCCTCTTTTCATCTATCCAGTGACGAATTCTGACCCGAAGCGAAGGGCCCTGACCTTTGCCCGATCCTGAAGAACTGGGGCCGCGCCCGTATTCCTGAAAGAAGAAATAAGAAGCCCCCCAAAGCTTGAAGCCTTTTGCTGACAATTCCAGGCGCAAAGATTCAGCCGATCTTCCTGAAGCCCGAATTCCCCTGCTCTTTTGGCGTTCAATAATTAGGCCCTTTAGTGATTCGCCCCAGGCTTTGAAAACTTCCTGCTGATCCATTATAAACAAACTTTTGAAAACTTCACAAGTTCAGCTTCTACATAATACCCGTCAACATTTACGTCAAATTGATTTGCTGCTGGGACAAGCTGAAATTCAATATCTGTAAATTTGAATAGCTGGGTAGGCATTGCCGTTGACAGCCGTTCAATGAATTCATCAATGACCCCTTCCAGGGCTTCAAGAATAGGAAGCTTTTCGTCTTCTGAAGAAGCCAGAAATTCAGTCTTGTTGACAAATAGCATCTGAGTAAAACAAGCAGACCTGATCTGACCGTTCTGCATTTTCTTCTTCTTGTAGATGATGGGAAACAGGGCAATTGCAGGCCATGTTTCAAC